ACTTTTGACCATCCAGTTAGAAGAAACTAACTTCATGCACGATGCGTTTACTCCACAACACCTATCGTTGTATCAGGACACTGTTAATGTACGAATCAATGATTTTCAAGCCCTATTTGAATTTATTTCTGGAATAACCGACTCAACAATTAATCATATCGTTCAACCTGTTGTCATTCACAAGAAGGAGTATCATTTAAGGTCATTAAATTTCATCACTCATCCACGCCCGTTCAGGCCGTCTATGTACCCTCTTAATAACGAAGAGCGTCCAACAGACTTCAGTCTAGAGCGTCCATATAATTATCTTTGCACTTTCGGATACAATAGCTTCTTACAGAGTGAATCTCTTGTTCATCCACCTGTGTTTAAAGCAATACACGATCTAATCACACAATATCAACTTCAAACACGCGGGAGTGATATTTGGCGTAATTTAGCGAGCTTCTTAGACGCAGCTGACATTTATTTTCAAACCAAAGACTATCCTGTTCGTCAGCTATTGAAACAACTTTTGTCTCGATATTCTGAATTTCCATTTAACCAATCTAGTGGTAAGATAGCCTTTACAGAGGAAGCAATCTCAAGTAACATCATATGTACCTTTCCTTCCATCATATATATGTTAAGTTCTTTACCTATAGATGTATTAGCGCGTAATCTATCCCACGAGGAGACGCTTATCGCCATTAATAACTATCTGTTTTATGCTGAAGATTCAATTTTTGACACCTATCTATTAGTTAAAAGTAAACTCATTTCGTGGGTTGCTGATCATCAGGCATTTTTAGGTGAGCAGAAAGCACCAATTTTATCCTTATACGGTGATTTTATTACTGTTGGAACCATCAATTGCGGTAAGGATTTGTTGTTACGTAGGTCAGATCACAAAAGTAATCGAAAAATCGAGTACCCTGAACCGTCTGTGCAGTCATGGGTGACCAAGGAACGCAGCCTTATACGTACACTACCCGAGCTAATAAGAACAGAAATGAAATGCCGCCTAATAACGAACACACGAATGTATCTTGCGACATTATTAGAGTTGGGCAAAGAAGCGGGATCGGGAGCGAGGAGCGAAGGTATAACAGTGATAGCACCATTCCCAACACAGAGGGGCGACGATGGAGATATCTACGAGCTTCAATACCAATCGGCTACCAAACAACCTCAATTAGCGGCATACTGGCAAAGGTTTAGAGAGAAAGTAATTAATAAAATGAACGGTTTGAATATGAATCAAGAGTATATTGATGCATTGACAACAAATTCTAGTGGACACACCCACGAAGCTGAAGGATTTTCAAGAATAGTAAAGAGAGCCTCAAAAATTCGAATTATTAATGCAGCTTTATCAGCAGATGAATATGCGCTCGAGAGCCGATATAATTATATCGCCGCGGTAGAAACGAAAACAGGAGTTAGGTTTCAAATCGCAAGACGTGCCAGGCAGATCTTCATAATCTCTAACGATGAGTATCATCTAAATATTCCAACATATGTAATATTGAAGAAATTTCTTGAGCTTACTCCATATGCTGCCTTGGGTAAACAAACCGGTGGGCTTCCAGATATTGCAAAAGTGATGGCTACCACTACTATGGGAATTCTTCACTCATCAAGTGACGTTGCAGGAATGGATGCTAGCTTACAGCGAGGTTTACAGCTACATGTCATGAAGGAAGTGTTAGATATTGCTTCACAAGTATCAGTAGGCTCTTATGGACCATTCAATGATAAACCAATAGAGATTCAATTCTTAAATGAAGCTAACAGAAAGGAAAACGTACAGAAAACTGCGTTATCGCAATGCGTTGCGAGAACGGCTAAAAGAAGGGCGAATCCAATTACATTCAAGAGTTTATTTGGAAGAATTGTTAATGAAAATATGCCATTCGGAAGTGGTTTAGCCTCAACCAGTGCAAATCATACAGCATTATTAATCGGTATTTTACGTGGAAATGATTATGCGCACAAGGAACTATCTCGCGCTTTATTAGAAGTATTGGGAGACGACGTTCGAATGGTTTATGTCGCACCAGATTGGAAATACCTAACATTATTGGATATGGATCAGAGTGTGTTAAATGATTATGGCTTCAAACTCGAAACATCTGCCTCATTCTACAGAACTGAGTTTTTACAACAGAGCGTTTGTGGTGGGCACAGTAATCCTTATCCCGAACGTCTCAGCATTCCATGTGCAGAAAGAGTTAATATCAAGTCAACACCTAGAGAGAGGTGTGAGGAAGATTTTCAGCTATTGTCAGACTTAGCAAATCGTTCGATGGCAGTTGATGGACTAGCGTGGTTAGCTTTTGTCAAATCCGTGTACACAAACAGGAGAGTGACATTCTGGGTCTTAAAGAAAGACTTACCAAAGTTCAGAGACGTACGAAAAGGAACGGTTTTATCGCATTGCTATATCAAAATTTTACCAGTTAGAGGCATCGATCTTGGTCGACAAATTGTGCAAATTACTCTTCCAATCTTCTGGCTTTTTATCAAAGGAGGTGGTGAGATGCCCTACCCAAGTCTACAGCGAGCTGATGGTACGTTTACTCCACCAAAGAGTCTATATGGCGCTAGAGGCGAATATTGTAACCGTATTTTATATGAGCTATCAAGAGGTGATAATAAACTAAATCATGAATTTCTTGAGAAATATTCAGCACACGCAGCTTTTATGTTAGCACAAATAAATTTCAGCCGAATGAGGCATGAGACTAGATCCGCTTTAGTGTCTGAAAACGAGATCAATAAGTTGAGCGCACAACTGCAAACACATGGGGATACGGTTAAGCAACGACTGTCTAGAGAAGCGTATGACAAATTATTATCAATTAAATTCAGACTTCCAAGACAATTGGTGTATGCTTTCCAAGTGCCGGAAAAGATCAGAGAGACATTATTAGCAACAGAGGTTGATAAGAGAGAGGTTTTAATGGTGTCGCCAAGAATTGTGGAAATAATGGTATCCAAAGTTCGTTATATCACTGAAAATGAGGATATGAAGAAACATCGATACGACATTACATATGAAGTTGGAGATAAAGACCGTGTGCAATTAACTTATCCTACTTTATTTGATGTTGCATTAATCCCGAATGCTCTATATCCTTCTCCAACTTGGATGCTAATACAAGCGTGCGGAATAATGACAAATGAGAGTATTAGCGCGGTCTCCGCACTTGGTTTACTGCATGGGAAATACGGAGCTTTTCGAACATATGACAGGCAATTTGAGTATGCCCAAAGATTATGGCGAACAGCACCTGAGTTTTTAGACGACTTCTTTATTGCACTAAATTTAAATGATGCAACTCGTCAGATGGTAAGACGTGCTTTACAGGATGTTACTAGCAGTACATTTTCTCCATATTTTTACTCTCTTAATAATCGTCAATTGATGGTTGTGTCACCAAATTTTAATAACACGCAGATGCTTTATAAGGATATTCGAAATTTACAAGATGTTACTACTATTCATGGACCATATTACAGTCAAGCTGTCCCATACCTATACATCTTAGCTAATTGCTTGGAATGGTGTGGTGAGTTATTAACGGTCCGTCTTTGGCAAAACGAGTCGGAAAGTGTGGTGTAGGTTATAATCGAGCGTGTGCGTTTTTCGCGGGGTCATATAGAGC